GACTTACCTACGTTGGCGTCCGCATCAAATCGTGAAAGACTACGGCGTCCACATTGGTAAAAATTTCACCTCGCTGATAGCGAGATTACAAAACCCAATAAGGACATATAAAAAATATAAAGTAATTTCACGATCAGCATGCGCCAAACCTCTCCCCATATCATCTAAGGGCTAATGAGAGGACGTATACACCGTACATATACGTTTTGATGATAGTTTAACGACTATCCAGTCGGACTTACCTACGTTGTAGCAGGCAGACTTGAGTAAGCATATAATGTAGGGACTGCCAAGAAAAATACGAAAGTAAAATCTGTACCAGCACCTACAAAGAAGTTATATCCACATCCCGAATTCCATTCCACATTATTTGCTATCGACGATTTAGGTGTTTGAAAATCAACATAACTAACTTTGTCGTAACTTGACACGTCGAAAATATTGCCTTTAACGGCATCTACTGGTGCAGAAGTTCTAAATTTATAAGGTGAATAAAAAGGAAAAGATGCACTTACGCCAGTTAAAGTTCTATTGTTGGTGACTGCAGCACCTGCTGCCATAGGAAATGAAGCAGCTGTTGCTAACCGACTTGCCAAATTATTTGATGTCGCTGCACCATAAGATACATTATATCCAGCTACTGTTAATGCCACAGTGTTACCAGGACGAGATAAACGACTCTCACAATTCAAAGACGGATTGAGAGGATCAACTCGCCAATGTAATGCTCCGCGATTGGCCAAAAAACACTGTCCCAACCAAGTAATAGCAGTGTAATTACACCAATTATACGGGGCAGGAACACCGGAAGTTAAACCGGTAGCAATATTGATACCACTAGGGTCATATCCAGGATACATGGGGAAACGATTAATTCGCTTCCTCGTAATTGCATAATAATTGTTGGGCCAGTAGAACCAGTAATAAAACTTGTGCGCAGAAAGTTAGTTCTACGCAATAATGTGCGCAAAGAATGTATAGTTTCACCAAAATACAATAGATTAACTTCAGGATTGGTAATGCTAGGGGATAGAGCTATACTAGAAATATCTTCCTCATTATCATCATAAGCCAAGACACCGGATTGGACTGTGAAAGGTGATAAAGTGGAAGTTAAATCAATTTCGCGTGGACCACCAAATTCCAAATTATCGCAACCACGTACAAAAACTAAAACTTTAATATCTGCCGTGGTAATAGGTGCTGATAATTCTGTTAATACTCTCACAGTTAATATACCGTTTTCCCATGTCTGCTTAGTTAATGGAGAACTAGAAATTCGACCCGTTAATAGTCGCGTAGTCTCCAAATAATCTGTTGCTGCCATATATGGAACACGTATCGTTATATCGGTTGACTCAGCTATATCTACTATTTTAGTATAAACCTCAGTGGTAGAATCCACAGTATTAGCTATATCTCCACGTGGATCCCAAGAAAATCGTAATCTACCGCGATGATATTGTGAACATATAATTTTAAATCTTACTTCAATATCTCCCTTCCAATAATCAAATAGACGTGATACCATCCACATGGGAGTACCATTTACTATTGTTTGGTTTGTTGCAGTGGTTACTCCCATCTGCATAGGCGAAATACCGATGTTGAAAACAAGGGTATCTGGTGCCGAAGATGTTAACCAATCGAAAGCTGTTAAATACGATTCTCGGGATACCAAATTAGCCACTAATAACTCATCTCCAAAATCACACCCGCATACACGTGGATCAATTGTCAATTCGTTCTTTGAATCAAGTGCCAACTTAGAAATACTAGTTCCAATGTCAGTCGACGCCATAGCAGGGAAAGGCTCAGGCTTAAAAGAGTGCACATCATCAATAACTGGCACGTTGGTAAAACCGAAAAGTTGTGCTATAGATGATACTGCGCCAGCTGCTATTTGTGTAGCTGTAGCGTATGGACCTATAAAAGGAGCACTAGAAAGCTGGCCCGCAGCTCTAGCAATGGCAGAAGCAGGTTTCGATATGATTCCTTGTCCATATTCATCAGTTTTTCCTGATTGTAAAGCGAATTTAACAGTAGGAGCAGAAACTTGCACATCCTCCAACCACGCATACACCTTGATGGTAATAGGCGTTGTTGAAGCGCTTGCACTTTTTAATGAATCCAACACTCTAAAATGTAGTGTACCCATCGATTGCACATCAAAAGCAACTGTTAAATCCAACCACTTTTTATGATAAACAAATGGTAATAACATACTAGCACCTTGCGATACAGACGGATATAAGTACACTCTTGGTAATTGAGAATAAGATATATTGGGTTGACCAGCAGTTGCTATAACTGGATTGGAAAACTGTGTTAAAGGAACATAAGATACCATCATAGCGCCATAATAAAACGGAGTAGCATTAATAACAAATTTAACTTTTAAATTGCCTTTAAACAAGTAATAATTATCTAATTTCTTCTTGATAGAGGTATGATTCATATATTCATACCAGGGTTGGAAGGAAGTATCTGTCACTCCACCCAAAGCCCAATTATAAGAATATATCTCAACCGGTCGACGTAAAAACTTATTCAATTCTGCATTATTTGATACGTATGTTGAATCTGTGCGTACAGATTGTGGTAAGTCCATTGCTTCACCAGATATATTATCATCGAAAGCTACATTGATCTCCTCTGTAGAAATAGTTTCTGAAGAGGAAGATTCCTGTATCAATCCAGATTGTAATCGAAATGAAGTGTGAGGAGGAAGCAAATCCAATATTTCCCCCTCGGGTTTGATGATTATTGTTGATCCATCATCCGGGATCTCAAAAGGTTGTTGACCGAGTCGTTTATAATAATGTGGGTTGACTCAAACATCACACTACCAACCCCTAACTATTGAGCTCTGCCTACAAATCTATTAAAATTTGCGATACTAACTCTACGCTAAATAACGTATTCGGGACACGCCCAGGTCAGATAATTATATGCTCCACGCTTTTCAAACTTTAAGTTAAGAGTATTAATTTGTAAGAAACAGTAACTAGCATATAATACTACTATTTGGTTTAATGGACCTCGTAGTGAAGGCCCAGTGCCCAGCCTAAGCTGAACTAATGTTGAGGATTAATGATCCTGATTGTAAATTAAAAGAATGAGCAGGTAATCGAGCTAAGACTCGCTCAGAAGCATCATTGTAGCGCTCCACGAGCATATCATAAGTTGGTAATACCGTTGTATTGATACCGTGTTGTAATTCTAAGCTAAGTAGCATATCAACAAACATAGCACGCTTTTCTTCGAAGATATAACGTCCATGAAAGAAATACTCGCGGATAGCAGCAGAAATAACGTCCAGTGCTTGTACCTCCGGGGAAACAGAGTCTGAAGCTACCCACGTAGTCAGCATCTTGTTTATTGAATCTAGAGATAATGGAGCAACTATAGCTCCCAAATCTTTATCATAGACGTATGATCTTTTTAAAAAATCAATTTCGTGAATTGTCATAAATTTGTAATTACTATCATCCTTAGTTGGTGGAGTATATTTGATTCCCACAGAGTGAAAAACGCGTTGAATATTTTGAAAATTAAACCACTCATGGCGCGTAGAGGCCTGATTATCGTCCCCATACACAAAAAGTTCAACACCATCCTTGAAGCTAGCTGCAATTTCAGCATCAGTCATAGTATTATCAACATTTTCTTTAAAGAGCACAACAAATACATAACGCAAATATATGCAATTTACTAGAGAATTTATAATAACCGTTAGTGAGTGACCTGAAGGATTAGATCCGAAAAACTGAACAAAATCACCGTTGAAAAGCATAAACGGGTATGCAGTATCGGTAGCGATACCTCTCATGGCTAAAAGATCTTCGGGTGTATAATTACCAGATAATCTAGCTATTTCTATTAAAATTTTATAAGCTAATAATATCACCACTGGACACATTTTCTTATCAAATTTACTGAAATCTCCAGCTATCTTGTTAGGGAAACGCTCTAGTTTATTATAAAATAGTTCCCATTCTCGCGTTTGGGCGATTACACCAATAGCACTTTCAAACGCCATTTTGTGTGTCTGCATTAAACGTATGGTGGATAAGAAAAAGATGCGTTGCACTAAAATATAAGTTATGGGTGCACTCCCGAAAAGGCGTGTTTTACCCATCATATACTTTACGAAAGAAACAGCTTCATCTTTTAATGTTCCTTTAAAAACTGCGTGAGTGCGGCGCTCCGCGTAATATTCTTCTAATAAGCGCTTAACTTCTACGATAAACTCCTCATCAAATTCTACAGGATCTTGTAGTCCATTTGTAGGAGGAAGAGGTTTTAAAAACTTTCTCTTCGAAGTGCAGTGTGGATAACCAGTAGACGTTGATCTATTAATGCTATCAACAAACGCCACTCCGGCAGCGCCGTTAACGGCTGTAAATAAATCGTATTTATGTACCAATAAAGAAATCTCTGACAAAGGAATATTTTGCAGGATGTCATGTAAAAAGGTATCAGCACAAACATGTAACAAAGGCTCATGAAAATCCACTATGGGTTCTACAAGATCTTTGCCGGCTAAATAATATGGTTGATAGCCTTTTAATTGTGGCGAGCGATAATCCACCGGATAACCGCGTTGCACTAAAAAGTCACGCATGAGAGTAGGACATACATGGGATTTTTGATTAGTCTTATAATCAGAAATAGAACCAAATATTTGAGCTGATCCGCTCTCAATATAATTAAAAACAGATTTAGGATGCAGACTCTGTAATGTCACATGTGCATCTGATAATTTTGGAGATCCAGCGCTAACAGCCAATGATGAAACTTTTGTGAGTAACTCTG